ATAAAAAATCACGTATGATTCTAGGGTCTGGTAGACCTTTCGGGAACACACGTCCTCCCGTTGTTCGCCCAATAGGCAAATTCTTTTTAAGTGTTTCATACACTTGACGACCTGCTCTACCTATCTCGTTACCTATACCAAAAGGTAGGTTATCTAATAGGTTACCTTGTATTGCTGTCGTATTAGTTCTATATTCGTTTCTGTTTAGTGTGCTGTATTCTTCGGTTGCTGTTTTACCTAAAAAGTTCCATGCTGAAGTAGCATGATTTCTGTATGTAAATGTAACACTAGTTTTAACAATCTGATTTTGAGCGTCATAACTCAATGGTGTAGCAGCAATTGTTTTAGGCCACACTTCATACATTTGCACTTGATAAGATGAGAAACCAGAGTTATCACCTAGTGATTGTCTGATCTTATCTCTATCTGCAAGTGTATCACCTGTTGGTTCAAAATTTTGTAATGCAGCGATAAACGTTTTAGTCAATGGTGTAATTGTAATCATACATGGTGTAGCATAATCATCATAGTAACCTACGTTATGTGATATAGGATCAACTATGCTGTTTTGCCATGCCTCAAAAAATATACGTTCATCATAGTTTATACTAGTATAAAACTCTAATGTGACCTCATTGAATTGTACATTTTTAGCAAATGCTCTTTTAGGACCATAATAGGTTTCATTTGTATCGTCTGTGATAGTCTTATCAGGTAATGATACACTTGAACAGAATAGGTCCATTCTTAACTGCATATTCTTTTTGATTGCCGCTGACAATCTAGCACTCTTTGCCATACGAGCAGCCTGGTCTTTACCTTTTGCGTCAGCGAATATTGATGTATCGCCAAACGTTGCTGCTTTAGGACCATCAATCGTAACCATAAATTGTGTCGGTCTTGCAAACCCACCTGATTGTGTTATGCCTGATCTGAATATGTTGTAAACTGAATTGTAATTAGATGTAACGTTGTTTACTGAAAATCTTTTGTTAGTTTCGCTTACATCAAATTGTGCTTTAGATGGTGGTATACCTAATCGTATATCTAAATCACCTATCTTTTTACCTACACTAATTAATGACATTAAATAAATCTCCTACTATCTGAATAAACTTTTGCTTCAGTTGCCTTTTTAAATCTTTGTACAGGTAAGTATATAGCAACTGCTGCCTCATCTGCATTTATTCTTAAAAATCCTGTCTGTACATATGAGTACAAATACTTTTTGATTGTTGGTTTCACAATTTTTATATTCTTTACATCATCATAGTTTACATTAAATTTTGTCTTATCGTCAAATCTACTATCTGTTGCTGTTGCCTGCATACGTTCTAATAATCTAAATCTCAATAGTGGTGGTAGATAGTGAAAGTTCATACCCATAAACCCACCTGATATTGGTTCTAATGGCAACACCAATGGGAATACATCATAATAAGGTAACGTTTTTCTGTATTTAGGATTATACCCAAATAAGTTCAATCTGCCTACACTTGGTCTACTATTAAGTTTACCTTGTCTAAACAATTGTCCTGCTGTAGTATTACTAGCAATCTTATTTACTTGCGTTCTATACCAAGTAGCAGACTTTGTTGTATCCCCAGCACGTGTTTTTATAGTGTCAAATACGCTTGCCATATTACTATTTATGTTGGTAATAAATAGATTTATGAAGAAGTTGAAGAATATAGATAAACGACCCTATCAAGGTATATTTAAACCATTGAACCCACAGAAATACAAAGGCAATGTAAACAACATTATTTATAGGTCTAGTTGGGAGAAGCGTTTTATGATGTATTGTGATAAGAATAGAAGTGTGTTGGAATGGGGTAGTGAAGAAATAGCAATATCATATCGTTCAGTAGATAATAGACCTCATAGATACTATCCTGATTTCTATATGAAAGTTAGAAAATCAGATGGTTCGTACCAAAAGTTTATTGTAGAGATTAAACCTAAAAAACAAACACGCAAACCTAAAGCGCCATTGCGTATAACTCGTACTTATAAAAATGCGTTGATTACTTATGAAAGAAATAGAAGAAAGTGGTCTACAGCGTATGCCTGGTGTCACAAGCGAAACATGAAGTTTCTAATACTTACTGAAGACCACCTTAAAACGTTTTAAGCAGAAAATTGCATATCTAATTCTTCATCAAGTTTATTTGATTTCTTTAGATTAAATTCTCTACTTACTAATCTCAAATTTGAGATGTCGTCTGAACCTTTTTTACTCAAAGGCACAATGTGATCTACATGGTACTTTTCATCAAGTATTTCATGTAGTGGTATCGACTCACCTGACACAGCGTCAAAGCCATTTTGTTTGGCCCATAACTCATATCTGTATTTCTGATACGAGTCTGATCTCGGTGTATATTCGTTTATCACATCTGTTTTAAGAAGATTAGCATACATATCATTTAAATACATATTCATTCTGTATTGTATGATATTGGCATTGTTCTTTCTTAACATACGGTCAAACGTATAAACATCATCATCAATATCGTAGGTCTTTTTACTTTGTATATTCTTAATCACAAAGCCTTTGTACCATTGATAAAAGAGTTTTCTATCTTTTATGACAATGTTCTTATCTTCAAGCAATTTTGTTAGCATGAAATAATCATAAAACAAAAATGTTTTTGAGTTTATCTTGTCGGTATTACTTTCATTGATAAACTTACAAAAATCTGTAAAGTCTTTACTAAATTTGTGTAAAAACTTAACAGCAGGATTATCGTCTGACTCATCTGCATACATTTTGTTTTTAGCAGTGTCGGAGATATTCTTCTCGTTTTTGTATGAGTAACCAAGTAAACAATTAGCGATGAAGTCATCAAACTTCAATCTTGTTATCTCGGTATCACTAAACAATTTTGTCATGTACTCAATGTTTTGTTCTGACAATTGTTTTATAGTATCAGCAACTACATTCAACATACCATTTCTTTTCTCTTGGCCGTTCAATGTTTTACCATCGTTGACTCTCAAAAAGAGATTAGATATATCTTTCTTACTTGCCTTTGTAACCATAATAACATACACTTTAGCATTGTCAATAGCATTAACTAAATTGATTTCGTTTTTAGTTACTGACTCTTTCAATGTAGAGTATGAAACAGGATTTGTAACTTCTACAAATTGTTCATTATTATTATTGTCAAGTACAAACATCTTTCTAGTTTTCGGAAACTGAAATAGATTGTTTTTGAATTTCAACAAAGCAACTACTCTATTCCAACCATCAACTACAATGTATCTAAAACCTTTATCTAAAATAGATTGAAAATACTCTTTGTCTTTGATTGTGTCAGCATTGTTAAGGCATTCTTTTGCGTCAACAATAACTAGAGGTGTTACTGCATTACCAGTAGCAACTGATTTGATGAAACTTTGACGCATGGTATTGTCCCATCTGGAATCAATTCCTACTACATCAATTGTTTTGTCTTTAGATTTAAATATTCCTACCTGGAATGATTTGTCTAGGTAAGATTGCTTCAGTACGGTATCATTTAATACTTCGTAACGGAAGTCTTTCATTTGTGATAATAACATAATATAACCTTTCTTATTATCTGTTTAATAAAAGAATCAAACACAATTGTTTAATTCATAGTAATACTATATCATAATATGCCGCTTTTGTCAAGCGTGAATCTGGTCTTTTTTAGGGTTATTTTATGTGTATTTTAAATGAGAACAAAACGAGAACATTGTGTGGTGCCCGAAGGCACCACATATTGAGAAAGTGAGAGAGATAGATTATGAATCGTCTTCAGCAAGTTTACTAAAATACGACAGGTCATCGCTGTCGTTAGACGATTCAACTTTCTCTACCGAATTGTTAGAAGACGTTGGTATGTCATTGCTGACAGGTGGGAGGTCAATATCTTCAACTGACTCGGTACTTCTTTGTCCAGTAAGTGTCTTATTCAGTTTCTCTTTGAGTTCTTCATAAGCTTTAAAATTACTAGGATCAATGAAGGGCTTTAGAGCATATTGAGATTTCCATATCTTGTCAATCTCCTCATCAGTAGGTTTTAATCTACTAACTGGCTCAAATTCAGATTTATCATAATTCCAGTAGCCGTCTACCTTTCTGATTTTTAGTTTAAAGTTTGCACCTTCCCAAAAATCAAATGGGTTTACAGCCTTTTCATCTTCAAATGCTGGGTTCATTGCTTCAGTAATCTTATCAAAGATTTTCTTACCGAATTTAAACAAGAACACTTTGCCTTCATTCTCTGGATGTTTAGGATCGCTGACAACAAAGATGTTAGAATAGTAAGATAGTTTTCTCTTTCTTTTTCTAGCAATCTCTTTATCTGCTTCAATACCTGTATTCCAAAGTCTAGTATTTTCTTCAGACACAGGATCTTTTTTGTTTAATGTTGTAAGAGAGTTTTCAATATACCATTGACCACCTGGTCCTTGAAACGCATGATTCCAGACTCTCTGCCATGGCATATCTTCGCCTTCTACAGCAGGTAAAAATCTTAATACAGCGTAACCATTACCAGACTTATCTAGTTCAGGTTTCCATAACCTATCGTCTTGGTACTTGTTTTTCTTTTCGGGTTGTTCTATGGTATTTTCTAACTTCTTTGTTAGTATATCAAAGTTTGACTTTGATTTCTTTAGGGCTTCTAATGCACTTGACATTGTATTATACTCCTTGTATATATTGTTGTACGTATTTGTATTAATGTATATTTAATTGTAAATATAATATTATTTATACACTTTTTTACATTCATTTAGCAATTATATCACTTTTGACCCAATCTGTCAAGCAGCTGTGCCTGTGTGATATATGTTAAATTCTTCTCATTTCCCAATAGTTCTTTATTAGTGGGTTTATCGTCATCTGACTTATTGACTTTATAAAACGACACGTTAGGGTTGTCTTTCAATACTCGTAACCACTCTGCTTCCCATATGCCTGTAGGTGTGGGTTCAAAATGTGCTGATGAGTAGTTTTTAGTACCCTTGTAAATGTTGTTATATAATTTTGTATCTGATATTAAGTCCATACCTATCATATAGACTTCGGTAGGTTTCTCATACTTACATGCAACATGGCCTGCTGTAGCACCAGCATGATAGCCTGGGTCTTCCCATTCTTGTGTCATATCGCCGTCTGTTATCCATGAGCAATAGATGTGGGTGTTATCAACATCTTTCTTATACTTCGTGCCGTCTTCTTTTCTTATTGTTGCCTCGCCTTGTATTGTATGAGCATTCA